TTCCTGCAGCGTTTACGCCCATAAGTCCAGCGGCTGCTGTGTATGGGAATACGTTTCGTTTGTCGCCGTCTAACTGTGCGCCAAGGTTTTTCCAAACGTTTGGACTAACAAAAACGTGGTCAGGTAAAAAGTTTGTTGCGGTCAGAATGTCGGTCGCTGCGTCGTACAACGCTGTAAACAAAGTTGACGGGTCAGTTGCGTTAAATGTCCATGTTGACCCTGACGCACTTGCACCAGCAACAATTGCATCTGCTGCAACGTTGTCTGACGCAATCAAATACTCGCCTACAAGATCGTTAAGAATAATTTGCAACGATGCTGGGTCAGTAAAATCAACGTCTTGAATTGACAAAGTAACTTGACCAGAAAGTGTTGTTTTTGTTACCGAGTTGCTAGCAATAACCATTGTGGTTGCTGACGCTGCAGCAAGTTCACTTGATTGCGGTGCAACTGATGTGTGCGTTGTAATTGTTGGGCGTATAAAAGTTTTTGACGCACCACCGTTCGGCATTGCACGCGCGCCGATTGCGTTAACAACTGGTCGAATAAAGTTAAGGTCTTGGAAGACTGGCCCGAGTACAGGTACTGGCAACAAACCCGGTGTATCAGTTGTAATGATGTCGCCTGCTGCTGCTTGCAATGCTGTTTGCTTTGATCGCATGTAATCGTGCGCTGCTGCTGCGACGTTGCGAAATGTTTCGCCGCCAATGTGCATTGCGGCCATGTATTCGCCGGCTGTTGGCAAATTAAATTTGCGTGCAGGTTGCGCCCACAACTTGTCTGTAGTTGCTTGTGCTGCCTCAACTACTGGGGTTTCGTTTTTGTCGGTCATGTTGTTTGTGTCCTTTGGTTCGTCTTGTGTTGATTGTATAGCAGGTTCGTCTACAGTTTCAGGGATAGTCTCATCGGGTTTGCTTGCCGCAACATCGGTAATGATTGCCCCAGCAAATGCCGCTTCGCTAACCAGCGACAATTCTTGCCACTCAGCAGCCTCAATCAGCATCACGTCATCGTCGTTGTAACTAAATTTTGTGACGTTTACGCCCACCGATACTGCGTCAATTACGCCGTCTTTAGCAAGAATTAGCGCCTCGTCACCCAGTCGAGTAGCGCTGACTTTGGCAACAAACATCATGCCTTCGGCTGTGTCTACGCGTTCGGTAACTTTGCCGACGATCTGTGTGCTGTCGTGCTGCATATAAAGTTTGGGGTCGCGCCCCGTAACCGGCAACGACCCCTGCAAAAACTGTACTTTTGTGCCGTCTAAAACTGTTGCTGTCACGCCGTAAGTGACTGCAATGCCGCTTATTGTGCGACCTGTTGTGCCGTCAGCGGCTGCGTCTAACGTAATTTTTTGTGCGGTCAATCTAATCATGTTTGTGATACTACCTGTTCTGTTTGTGCCGTGTTGTCATAGTCGCCCATTGCGTATTCACCGGTCAGGTATTGTTGCACGTCAAATTCGACGTATGTGCCGTTAGGCAAAATGCTGTTTTGACTAAGTGTGCCAGCAATGCAATCCGCATAGGCGCGTACGCCAAATGTCCACAAGTCCATGCGCGACTCGGCGCTTGACTGGTAACTGTAAGACCCGACGCTTATGCCGGCTAGGTATGGCGGTATGTTGCATAGCCGTGCCATTTCCATTGCCTGAAATTCTGCTGCGTCAATTAACAACATTTTGTCAGGTGATGTAAGTGTTTCGTGGTAACTAACAAATTCGTTTAATGCGGCTGTTTGGTTTGTCATGCGTGCTGCGTCAAATTGCGCTGAAAGATCTGCCAAACTTTGTGCATCTAACGGTTCCCCTCCAGTCTGTTTTAAAATTCCTGCTGGAATTGCCGACGATGCGTTGCGAAACCGTGCCGCCTCAAGTTTAAGCGCCGTAGAAACCGCTGTAGTTGACATATAAATGATGCCTTGTATTGGTGACAAAAACTGTACGACATTTGCTGGGTCTATTTCGCCGCCCTGAAACACAACTTGTTTGCTAGGCGCAAACCAAACAGGGCCAGCTTGGTCTAAAGTTTGCACCATTGCTGCAGGCAGTCGAGTGTACGACGCAGGGTAGCCGTCGGCTGTGCGTGACGTAATGTACCAAAACGCGCGACCATAAAAAAACAGATCGTCAAAAGTAAACGACATAATAAAATTGTTTGGTACTGACGGGTCAATGCGTCGCAACCATGTTCGCGGCGCTGCTGGCACTTTTTCCATCTCGTTGCCATTCCAAATTTCTGTGTACATTCGCAAATTCATGCAACCTAAAACGCTTGCCATAAGATCGCGCGCTCGACTAATTGTTGGCACACTAATTGCACGATTGCGTGCGTCGCCTTCTATGTAACTAAAGTACGCGCCGATCATTGGTAGCCCGGCATTGTTTCCGTTGTAATTGTTGCCAGCCGCAGCTGCTTTATCTACAGACGGGCTGACAGCCGCCTTGTTTATGCCACGACTAAAAATTGCCATGCGCTAAGTATGCCACTAAACCAAATCGTCGTTGTGTATAGGCGACCGCCAATCCGTAACCGAGAAAGTAAGGCATTAACGGCCGCCCAACAAACACATTAGCGACTAGCCACAACGATCATAGGTTTACCCGATGACGTAGGTCGACTGGCTAGCGCCGCTGACCAAACTAGACATCGTGCCAACTCAATAGGGCCGGGTGATCGTTGCGACGATAACGCAATGCTGTTTTGTGACCTAACTGCTACTGCGCGTTGTACGTGTTCGGCAAGCATCTGCTCGCCTGTATGCCACAGTAATTTTTCGGTAATCATGCTTTTAATTCGTGGCGTAAATTTAAGTATCTCGCCGTACCCAACAACGGCACGTCGACGTTCTAGCGCTAACGGCCAATGAATATCTATAGACGGGCTAATAGCAAACTTGATTGACACGTTTTTTGCCAGCCTGTCAACATGAGTCAGCATCTCGCTGTAAGTGTCGCACACAAATTCAACTGTCACAACTGTGCGCCTGTCCTCTAGCACTACAGCACGCGTACCAAAATAGCGGTCATCAGTAAGACTGGTCTCTATAGCAACCGTGCCGCCCTCAGGCATCTGGTCTGTGTACTCAAGATCGGGCCACAAACCCGGTGCTATCCACGACTTATCGCTTGCTACCCACAAGTTGCATGACGCACGCAAAAATTGTGCACGATCAGGGTTTTCTGCCTCAGCCTCAATAGTTTTTTGTGTCAACGTAATACCGAGCGCAGGGTTAGCCCACGGCCATGCGCTGCTATCCATAGGCGAAATGTCAGGCGGCGGCGACCACTCAGCAAAGTACAAACTAGACGGCACTTTACGATCTATAGCGCGTAGACCTTGCTCGCGCCAACGTTGCATAGCCGTGCTTGCCTCTGTGCCGGCAGTTGACCAGCACGACATAAGCGGCGAGCGCCTAGCGCGCTGACTAGGCAAGCAACCGCCGTCAATAACTGTTGTGCCTATATCCCAAATTTCGTCTGCCACGATCAGGTCGTTTGACATGCCGTGCGCTACCGAGTTGTTAGCGGCACGCACAAACCACAACGACCCGTCAGGCATAGTCACACTATTACGCCCGTAAGACGCTCGACATGTAGCACCAAATTTACGACGCAAAATGTCAGCCAACTTGTCATACAACATGACCGCTAAGTCAAGTCTGTGCGCAGTAGTCAAAACCGTTTGCGGTAAACCCCGGTGCTTAGGCATCTCAGTTAGCCACCAACCCACAAGCGCAGTCAACGCAACCGTCTTACCGTTCTGCCGTGCAGTCGACACCAAACTAATACGATGCAACAAGTCTTGCTGATCGTCAAACATTAACTGACCGTCAAGCACACGCTGTTGCCACGGCATAAGTTTCACACCGAGATGCTCTAACGCCCAGCCCCCCACCTCAGCCCCAAACGTACCGGCACACTCAGGCAACACCGTTTCCAGTCGAGGCTCATTACGGCCAGTTACCGCCAGTTCAGGCTGGTTAGGGCTATTGGGGATAATCCTGAG